AACATAAAAATCTCTTGCTCTAGTTAAAATATTTTCTACATTCATTCCATACCCAAAACTTCTTCCCTCTAAACCAGGTACAAAATTACGTCTAAATTTTTTATAAAATTCATTTACAAAAAGAAAACTTAAATTTACTACTGGTGAGTTTACTGAATGAACAGATGCATTTGTATCACTAAATGTTAAAAATTCTGGATTACTACTACTTTTAATTTCTGATATACCACTGAACCCACGAACACATCCTGTAAATGTAAAACTTTCTCTTGTGAATGTAAATGAACCCTTTATAGGGTTATCTTTTCTATAATCAACCTCTAATTTGGTGGTTGCGATTCCAGATATTGGTCTATCAACTGTTATTGAGCCAACACCGACACTAGAAACTCTCGTTCCAGGTATAACTACAATATTATCGCCTCTATCGCTGGTTTGAACTGAATTTAGAGTTACAAAATCATCAATAGCAATATTATTTGTTGTAATACCACTTATAGTAGTAACATAATTAACAACTTTACCGTCACTAGTATCACCGTAAGAGGTAACATCGTAATCATCGATATCACCAATTGTTGTTTCAATATTTGGTATATTTCTCCTTTTTCCAGTATAAGTAATAATCTCATCATCAATTTTTAAAAGTCCATATGTATCTGGAAATCCTTCAGCTCGATTTACAGTTATTTCATCATCGTATGCATAAATAAGTGACGATAAAATTACTGGTGCTACAGGAGTTAAACTGCCTGGTTCATTAACTGTTTGTTTTTCAACTAAAGAAATGTTAGAAACAGTTTCTATCTTTTTAAAAGATGAAATATTATCAGATAAGTAAATTGACCCATATTCACGTTCCTGAGACTCATAATACTGAGTCAAAAATTCCTTAAAAAGAGGATTATCAGATTTTATAAAATCTGGTATTTGACTACCTAAAATATTAGAAATTTTTACTTTTTTATCAGACATCTGTTATCTTGTATATTTTTTATTGCTAATAAAACTGGATGGTGGTACATAATTAGTTCCAGATATATTTGATCCAGAAACAAGAACATCTTCCAGTAAATTTAATGTGCTATTTCCTGTAGTATCTAGCACTATATAAAGATTCTCTTTTGCAACGATATCATTAGATTCTGGAATAGCTTCAATTTCAACTCTATTAGAAAGGGTTGTTGATGTAATTGTTAATGGAAATAATATTATTTCACCTTTTATATAATCAACAGTTCCTGCATTATTGTTAACATATGTTATAGCACCGTCAACAAAAGTAAAAAATTTAATGATTCCTGATGATTGATCATCATTTGGAAAGTCTGTCAAATATAAATCACCATCAACCCCGTCTATTCTAAATGCAGATGAGCGAATGTTGAATCCTTCTAAATCCATATGAAATTTATTTCCATAGCAAATTTCATATGTTGCAATTTGATTTATTAAAGGAGTTAAATTTCTTCTCATTATAAGAGTTGTAATGTTTGAAGTAATTCCAGTATCAACTTTATCAATTTGAGAAACTAATTTACTATACTTTAATCTTCCACCAAAAGAATTAATATCAGCTGATTTTGCGTATCTTTCAATTTCTGATATTATTCTAGACTGTAAATTCAATTTATCACTTACAAATCCAGCATCATAAGATACAGTTGAATTAAATTCCACATACAGATATTTCAAATCAAGAAATTCTTGTTTAATTCCAGCTACTGTATACTTTTTCAAATCATTTTTAATTAAATCTTTAGTTATATCTGATATGAATTCACCATATTTTGGTTTTACAGTGATAAAAACTTTTCCATACTCTGGTGGATCAAGTTCCTCTCCACCATAAGCACTAACAGAGTCAATATTTGGATACAAAAAAGGTATTAAACTCTTGTAGTCATTTGGTGTAACTGCTCTGTATTGGGACGCATAGACCCTTGGAGCGAGGTATTTAATGTTATCCACAGATTCTATTGAATCTCCATTTTCAGACCTCTGTATGGTCGTTATGAGTGATATACCACTTGTAATTGCAATATCATTATTATCTGTTAATTTTCCAGAAAAATTAAAATTTGCAGCACCATTTCCATCTGTTCCACTTGTGGTTATGTAAGAAATATCAATTTCAGACCCATTTGATGGTTTTTTACCTAAAATACCATCTCCAAAAAGAATTTGATATTTTTCATCGTTAATTTCTTGAACTAAAAACAATCTAGATTCTGAATTTACTTCAAAAATGTTTGTATATGCGTTATAAGTCTCATTTCGCCCTCTATCAATGACATTTACACGAATAGATGAGGTATCAATATTAGAATTTGGTAAAATAAATCTTTGATTTGTCTGAGAACTATCAACCACTTCAGATTTTGTTAAGAAAGTCCCCTCGTAAATAGAAATATTTTCAAAATTAGCAATTCCATTACTGCTCACATTAGCTGTAATATCATCTGGAATGGAAAATACGTAATTACCTCCTCTAACTGCTCCTAATGCAACAACACCCTTATTTAATTTTACTGTTGATACAATTTGATTTGTTCCATCTATATTAGTAAGATTATTAACATTGACACTAAAACTAATGATTGCAGTTGCTGATTTGCTTGATCTAGGCACATAACCAATGTTTCTTGCTAATGAAACAACATTTTCACGTATGGTAGCACTATCAATGAATGATTCATTAACAGCCATACTTGTATTATATGAATTAATATACGTATTATAAGCTAGAGTATCGATTAAAATAGAAAAATTAGAACCTTCAAAGTCAAAATCTGTAAAATTTGAGTTTGATCTCAAATAATCTTTGATTTGTGCTCGTATAGTGTTAAAATCGAGGTTAGTAAACTGTGTAAATGACATTATATCCTAGTCGGTTGAAGTAAAAATTCGATATTTTGTGT